CGGTACAGGCTGCAACCCCATTTCGTCTCTTACCTCGTTTATTGTCAGAACACCACGGTCTAAATACTGAGTGTTTCTCGTAGTCTCCAGCATCATGTTCTTAGGTATAACGCTGTCGTAGAAAAACACCTTGTCTTTGATTCCGTTATCTCTGAGAAGAGCTTTTGTAAGAGTCTCAGCTATCATCACGAGCTTCGGAGTAATAACGTCTTTTGCGTATGTGTAATCAAGCTGTTCAGCGCTAGCTCTGTTAACATCCTCTACTATGCCGAGCTTCGCAAGAGGAAGGCCGTATATTGCCGCTATCTCCTGCCTGTTATACTGCTTTAATTCAAGAAGCTGCATATCTTTCATAGGCATTGTTATAGGTTTGAACTCAAGTTTGTTCTCGAATAGCATTACCTTGTGAGCATTTGAGACACCGCGATACTTCTCGTCAATCTCAGCTTTCAGCCTTTTGAATTGCGCATCTGAAAGGGTTCTCTCTGCCTGAATAACAGCAGACGGTACAGCGGAGTTTCTAAAGAAATTCTTCTGCCACCTTTCAACGTAGTAAGCTGTGTCGGTAGCATCTGCTATTGCAGATATTGGTGATAGCCCCCTGAATACGTTGCTTGGGTTAGGGTACTTTATTTGAATAATGTCAGAATACTTGTATTCTGTTTCGTAAGACTGGCCAGCCTTGTAAGACCTGTATATCCATTTGCTAGGCCAACCGCCCTCGAGTTTCAATTCCAAACTCAAAGGATTCAGAGGATACAGTCCAACTGTTCTTCCAAACATATCGTTTATCCTCAACATCGTTGCCTCTCCTGTAAGCTCAAGAAACTGTCCTATCAGGAAGAACATCTCTGTTCTTGACATATAAGGGTTAGGACTGTTTATAACATCGAGAACTGGATCGCTCGTAATCTCGTCCCACGTACCGTCTGGCTGTATCTTATATAGCCTCAAATTTGCAGAAAGAATACTTGAAGATATGAACTTAACACACGCATAAACCCAAGACACTTTCTCGTTAGCCCTTAACGGTCTTCTCGCAAATTCCTCATCTGATGAAATTGATTCGTAAAGAGGCAGCCAACCCTGCATTGAGAAGCTCTTTTTAAGTCCTGTAAACATCTTCTGTAATATGTTCATACTCAGCTCCTACAAGAGACGCACCGAAGGCTCACCTTCAGAGGAGTTACCCCATGCCGCCAAAGCTAACGCAATAACGCAGTCGTCGTGCTTTCCTGCTGGTGCGTTCATCTTCAGCTTCCCTGTCGGAGTCAAGTCATACTGATAGAGCTTTAACTCATATATCAATTCGGGTATGTTAGGATATGTAATATCGTGTTGCTCTATTCTCATCGCCAAGTTATTTATGATATTAGTCTTAGATGACGATGTGAACTTAATCCCCTCTACCCATATCTCCCTAGACAGGTCTTCAAATATAGGGTCTCCTATACCAGTCGAGTCAATAACTACCTTCGCGGCCATACTTCGGGCAGCCTCTATGATTCTTCGTTTCTGTAAAGCCCAATCAATCTGATTGAACCTGTCAAAATACACAACCTTTCCTGAACCATCTATCCCAATTAGCACAGTAAAGTCTTCGTACTTAGCAAGGTCAACGCCAAGTGTTACAAGCCCTTCTGCCGTTGTAGGAAGACTGTATGGTCTTATATTTTCGTCAACATACCTAAAGACACCGCCAGTATCATCAAGAAACTCAGCGAGTATCTCCTGACGGAATACTCTTTCTGGGAGAGTTCTCTTGAGAGAATCAATTTCGGCTGGGTCTATGTAAGGATTCTGGTAAGTTGACATTTGCCAAGACTCAAAGTCTTCTTGTTCTTTGTCCTGACCGTTTATCCATAAGTGATAAAACCAGTTTTTACCCTTCGGAGTTCCTATCGCGAGAAGCTGCCCTTTTCTGTCTGAAAGGGCAGGTCGAAGTGCTTCGTACCACGCTTCCTCTGACATAAATGCCGCTTCGTCTATCGTTACCCAACCTAACCCTTCTCCACGCAAATTGTCTGGTCTCTCTGCAGAACGAAACTCAATCTTTGCGTTGTTATGGAGAATTATCTTTAGGCTCGCGCTGTTAGCGTTCTTGATGAGATCAGGAAAGCTGTTCTTTATCATCTTGAATCCTATTGCCGCTTGCGAGTACACAGGAGCTACCCACCAAGTGGTTTCCCTCGGGTTCTCGTATGCAAACTTAGTGGTCTCGTTCGCTGCCATCAAAGATTTTCCGAACCTTCTTCCGCAAGCGACTATCCTGAATCTCTTCTTTGACTTATGAATCTTCCATTGAGCTGGGTGAGGTTCGTATAACTTTATGCGCTCTTTTTCAATGTTCTTGGTTACGGCGCCCTTCGGTCTTCCACCTTTATTCTTTCGGGGCTTTGCCTGCGAACTCTGCGACGTATTTGACATTCTTTCTCTCCTGTATATCGAGTCTTTCCTTTCTTGCATAGTCGTTCGGGTATCGTCTTTCCAAGAACCATGCTGCGGCTTGCCACACGCCGTCTTGCGCGGCCTTCTGGATAATAGCTACGTTCCTTGCAATAGCTTCTCCTTCGGCCTTCATTATTTTGTCGTACAGTCTTCTCTCTATTGTTTCCTCTGGTGCGTTCTGCCCAAGCTCGAGCCAACGGTAGTATGTTGAAGGCGAGAGGCCCAATGCCCTTGCTGTATGCTCTCTAGTCATTCCAGCCCTAGCCATGTTTTCCGCTTCTACTATCGTCTGTTCGTGGAGTTTATATGTCCTCTTTATCTTGCGCCCCATATAATCACCTCTTAACTGCCGTTTTTCCTGTGAACTCCTCCCACCGCTTGATGATTACGTCACAATACTTTTCGCTGATTTCCATCATCATGCAGTCTCTCTTTAGCTGTTCACACGCTATAAGCGTAGAACCGGAGCCTCCGAAAAGGTCAAGCACGCTGTCACCAAAACTTGAACTGTTTGCTATCCCTATTGCACACAGCTCAATCGGCTTCATAGTAGGGTGAAGCTCTGATCTCATAGGTCGATCTACTTCCCAAACCTCTGTCTTGTTTCTTCCCGCAACAAAGCTAGATTTGTTCTTCCAGCCATAGAAGCAAGGCTCATACATTCTCTGGTAGTTTCCTCTTGACATTACGAATGCGTGCTTCTTCCACACAATTGTTGCAGACCAATGAATGCCAGCATCTATGAAGGCAAGTCTTTGTCTCATACCATCCGGCCCGGGAGCACCCCACACGTACATATCTCCAGAACAGAACTCAATCATTATCTCCGCCAACGTCAAGTTGAATTTTCTCCATTCTTCTGGAGACATCTCATCGTTTATGATTGATTCGTGCTTTCCTGACTGGTGCGAAGTATATTTCTTGTTTTTCGTGTTTACGTATCCAACGTTGTAAGGAGGGTCGGTGAAAATCATGTTTGCCTTTCTCCCGTCAAGCAGCGTTCTCACATCTTCATTGCTTGTTCCGTCTCCACACATGAGCCTATGATTGCCGAGAATATAAACGTCTCCCCTTACAGTCTTTGGCTTGTCTATCTTCTTCTCTGCCTCGTCAACATCAAAGCCGTCATCTGATGCGTCAGCGGCATAGTCAACAAAACTCTTTATCTCGTCGAGCGAGAACCCTGTTATTTCTATATCAAACGCTCCTGTATCCAATTCGACCAATAGCTCCTTGAGCTTTGGAAAATCCCACTCGCCACTTATCTTGTTCAGCGCTACATTAAGTGCTTTCTCTCTGTCGTCGTCGAGGTCTTCCTCTACCATTTCGTACTTAATGTCCCATCTTTCGGGATCTTCTCTTGCAAGCTCCCTTAGAACTGTCAAACGCTGATTTCCGCCTATAACGAACATATTTCTCTTGTTGTATATTATCGGGTCAACATATCCAAACTCTGAAAGGCTTCTCTTGAGCTTTTCTTTTTCTTCTTTGCTTATCTTGCGAGGGTTATACGGAGCTAGCTTAATCTCCGAAAGTTTCTTTTGAACTATCTTCACGCCTAATCCTCCTGAGATTCATAACGGCCATCAATTCTTTCCATTCCTTTATCTCCGCCTGAGATATGTCATCTGGCGGTGTGTTGTGTACCTTCCAATGGCACTCTGCGCATAGATAAACGAGATTTACTTCGTGGTCTGGGTCATCATCAGGAATCTTCATCCATGCTGGCACTCTTACCCTTCCATAAAGATGATGAACGTGGCCACTGTCAGCCCTTCTTCCGCACTTCCTGCATCTGTGGTTGTCTCGTTCAACTATCATTTCTCTATCTTTTATCGGCTTTAATCCGCCTCTTTTCATGAGCCCTCCAAAAAAGCCGGAGCTGCTAGTCAGGCAGCTCCGGAAACCTAAACAAAGAGGTTTTACGGTCTTGCGTTCTTACTGGCATACATCACACAGCCCGTTCGCTTGAGTTCATCAAAGCCTATATTTATAATGTCCTGCTGTTTGTCTTTCATATAGTGAATCGAATACTTTATTGTAGAGGTCGCCATTCTAGCGAGAAGCATCGGAACGTTAATTAGAATCGCTTCTATGAAAGTCTCGTTTTCTTCATCATAGTAACCATAAAGGAAAAGATTAGCATGGAGTTTATAAAGCTCTCCTTCGCTTCCAGAAGCGTGATTCCATTCTGTTATGGCAATATCTCTGAACGCGGCATGAATTGGTCTTCTGAACCTCTCTTGTACTGTCAACTTTATCTTCGCCTTCATATCAGAAGTAGGAACGTGTATTATTCTGTCTATCGCAAACTTTCCATCGAGGATAGTTTCTGCCTCTCCAGAACCTAGAATGGTATCCTGATACTCTATATGCCTGTTTCGGAATATGCGAGGGTATATACACTTCCTTGCTGTCATATGAGCCTTGTTTGTAAATGCTTGATTCTCTATCGTGTATGGAGTTTTCATTTCAGATATGCAACTATCTCAAGCCTCGGATTGTCCTTGTCAATATCGAAGTCCATTATTCTTGGCAAAGCCCAGTAATCGTCTTCGTACAAAATTCCCTCAAGGCTATCCATGAGAACCTTCAATGTGTTGTGAGTATCCTTCTTTCGCTTGCTCGGAAAGAAGAAATAGAGAAGCAAAACGACTTTCCTTCCATTAACGATTTTCCAGTTTGCATTTCTCGAAGCGACTTTAGCTTTTAGCGCAGCCTCCATCATGAAATCTTTTGCCTCTTTTGTTAGTATTCGCCTATGGCC